CCGAAAAGTGTCAGATACAAGGTAGGACAACCCATGGGGGCGTTATCCAGTTGGCCAGCAATGGCTCTCTGTCATCACGTCCTCGTCCAGTTGGCTTATAAAGCGACTTACCCTAGTTCTTCAAATGTCTTTGAAGATTACGCCTTACTTGGCGATGACTTAGTCATTAGGGACAAACGAGTTGCTGAAACTTACAAGGAGTTTATTTCATACCTAGGTATGCCATACTCTCCGAGTAAATCCTTTGAGGCAGTTGGGCTGGCTGAGTTTGCTAAAAGCTTATTCCGCCATGGTGAAAGTTTGAAACCTTTCCCTTTAGCCCTATTGCAATTTAGGAAAAATACCATGTGCAATGATGCTCAGGCATTGATAAAAGAAATATCCGAAAGGAGACTTTCGATTGATTTTCCGAATTTTCTCAGATTATACCCTGAGAGGTTTAGAACTTTGATCTCAATTGCCGTGCTAGTACCTTCAAATGTGAAGACTTGTCTGGCACAACCGTATCAGCGGCTGTGGTCAGATCAGTATAACACTTTCGAATCTTTCGTGCTGTCTCAACGTATAAGGCATTTCTCTGATACTAAAAATATCGGTGATTATACCCATGCGTTTGTCGCAGCAGATCCTACTAAAGCTGTTGTTTGGGGAAACCCTTTCATTCAGATTGGACAAGATAACTCGGGTAGTTATCCGGTCCGGCGCCTAGGTTCTAGTAATGATAATACTAGTCCAGAGGTTCTGGTAGGATTAGGATGAACAGCGTATTGCCCTGAGTGTTGACCTGAAGGTCTACCTAACCTTCTTGATAGAAAATTAAGTCCAGGCCCATCTTGGAAGAAAGATACCGATGATGTTATTCTTAGGTATTCTTTCCAAAAGATAAGTAAGTTACTGCCGGGCTGATATGAACCTAGGTGTAATAACCCAGACATATTCAGTGGTAGTTAGCAATTCCGTTTTCCTTTAAGGGGGTTAAACCTTAAAGTAGTCTTTCGATTGTATCCGCCTGATCA